ACATTCACCCCACACTTCTCAGTTTGCACAAACATTGTCATTTATATCTGCCCCTGTGGTCCAAACTTGTGTGCAATCCCCACTCCTATTCCTTGTAGCATCCTTACAGCAGAAGATATGGGTGGTGTGGGGCACACTAGAATTGTGATGGCAACTACCTTGACAGTATTTGCCCTTAAATTGCCCGTTGCAAGGATCCTCGATCCCCTTGGAGTTGGATTCCCTGGATTCTCATACCCATGCTCTTCGGTTGTTGCATGGGGTCACCCCACAGTGCTTGCATCATGAGTTAGATCTGCTATAATTAGTAGGTCCCACATGGAGAATTATGGCAGCTCGAGCAAAAGTTGGTCTTTCTGGAAAGAAGATTATTGAGTCAAAACCCAAATGCACACGACAAGGTAATTCTAAAAACACTAAGTATGCCGCATCCTCACGAAACAACGCGAAGAAAAAGTATCGTGGTCAAGGAAAGTAAGGTAGAAACTACCCCAGAACTTGTCCATGAAGCAAATGTAGCTCTCTATCATGCCACAATGAATCTCCCAAATGCCGCTAAGCACTGCGGAATGACTCATAGAGAGATGAAAATGACATTTAGAGAGTTTCTAAAATACCAAACTCCCCAAAATCAATGAAAGATCTCCTCTTCATCAGTCAAGATCGAGAGATGGCTCTTATCCAAGAGCTCATTTATCGCATTAAAATGGCAAACCTCGACATTCATCCGTCGAAAACTTGCTTTTTGTGCGTATCTCCCGATTATTCAAGCATCGTTACTCAACATTTGAGTCATGCTTTGACTGTTGATGGGGAGATTTACCATATTGAGGCAGTAAATGTGCCATTCCCCGATGAAAATGCTAAGAAGTATCAGGTTGATTTTAGTCTCAACTATGCAGAATGGGTCTTGGAATGGCAAAACTTTGTCTTAATAGAGGCAGGAGTGATCCGAGGGGGCACTTATAGTTGGATTACTAAGATCATGGAAGACTTCCAGACCAATAATTACTATACTGTTGCTCTTTGTGAGAATATTAACAGTAAATATCGGTCTGATTTTGTTGCTCAATACTATGATGACACAAAAGAAGACCTGCATTTCTGGTGGGAGCAACCAAACAACCACTGGAAAGAGCAATAAATACTATTGTAAGCGATAGCAACCGCTATAAAAGTTCTGTTTCAACTAAAAAGGAGAAACAGATGGCTAACAATCCTGTCCCTGATCAGGGAAATGAATTTATAAAGTCTGGGATGACGCTTATAACGGATCCCAAGAGTGATAAATATCTCAACATGGTGCGTAAGCACCCAAACGATCCACCCAGAGATCGTCTTTCACAATGGTGCGGTGGTAAAAATGGGTTTGACGACTATGTAGAAAGACTCTAATGGCCTCTTATAGGTTTAGATCAGAAAAATACGTCAGTAGAGGGTATAAGGACATCGCAGTTTCCTTTCTAGCAAACCCCTCTACTGGCGATTTTGGCGTAGTTAAGAATGAGAATGCTATCAAACAAGCAGTTAGGAATCTTCTTCTAACTATTACAGGTGAAAGACCCTTTCAACCTACTATTGGATCTCAAGTCAAAGGACTTTTGTTTGAGCCTTGGGATGTTTTCAGTGCAGATTCTATCAAAGGCGAGATTAAAAACTGCCTCAGACGCTTGGAACCCAGAATTGAAGTAACGAGAGTTGATCTACAAGACGATAGCGATCTAAATTCTATCCAAGTATCCATTGATTATACCATTGTTGGTGAAAGTGTTGTCCAAACTATCGATTTTCTCCTAGAGAAGGCATAACATGTCAGCAATCCCCTCACAACTAACGTCGCTGGACTTCTTTGAGATCAAAGAATCCATCAAATCTTACCTCAGGACTCGTAAAGAGTTTTCAGATTACGATTTTGAGGGTAGTAGCGCATCGTACTTGATCGATGTCCTTGCGTATAACACATATTATACCGCATTTAACGCCAATATGGCGCTGAATGAGTCATTTTTGGAGACTGCTACTGTTAGAGACAACATTGTCCGCATTGCAAAGCAGTTAAATTACACTCCAAGGTCAATTAAAGCTCCCAGAGCGTGTCTTAAGATCGTTTGTCAGACACAACAGGCGCTAAATGGCACAACTTTTCCTGAATTTTGCACTCTGAGCAAGGGTGATGTGTTTATTGCGGAGAATGCACTCGACACTTACACCTTTTGTCTCACAAAAGACATCACTGTTCCCGTAAATACATCAACAGGACAGGCAGTATTCGATAATATCATCGTATACCAAGGCAATTTGCTTTCATACAACTATACAGTTGACTATACGAAGACTCAAGACTTCGTGATCCCCGCAGAAAATGTCGATACTGGCCTTTTGTTTGTTGATATCTCTCCCAACGCACAATCTTCGGAGACTGACACCTACAGTCTGGCAACAAACGTCACTTCATTGAATTCAACCTCCCGCATCTATTACTTAGAAGAGACCGATGACCTTAGATATCGTCTGGTATTTGGAGATGGTGTCCTAGGACGTAAACTGATCGATGGAGAATACATCAGACTGTCATATGTGCAGACAAATGGTGTGGAAGCAAACGGTGTAAAGGACTTTTCCTTTATTGGCGGCATTACTGATAGTGATGGTCGTGTTTTGGGCAGTGGAAACATCACGTTGACCGTTAAAGAAAGTGCTCAGCAGGGTGAAGAGAGAGAAACTGGCATTTCTGTCAAATTTAGAGCTCCTAGAGCGTATGCAACACAAAACCGTGCGGTAACCGAAAGTGATTATGAGCATATCGTCTCAGAAATCTATCCACAAGCGGCATCTGTTACTGCATATGGCGGAGAAAGACTAAATCCCCCAATTTACGGAAAAGTATTCATTGCTATTCGTCCAAAAACGGGCACGAAGCTGAATGCTAGCACAAAAGCAAAAATTAGAAACGATCTGAAGAAGTTTTCAGTTGCATCTATTGATCCTGTAATTACAGATCCCGTATCTTGGTATATTATTCCCAAATCTTACGTTTACTATAACGGAAACGACACTTCTAGCACGGGATCTCAGATTGGCACTAAGGTATTGCAATCTATTGATCAATTTAACAAGACAGGTCAAACCAACCGATTCAATAATCGCATTGATGGATCCAAGTTTGGCGCTGTGATCGATAATAGCGATACATCGATCTCTGGTAGCGTTACCCAAATCACTTTGGGTCAAAACTTAGATCAATTTACTTGGGGTAATGTATTTACTCAGTGTCTTGATTTTGGTAACAGAATTTATGATCCCTCAGCCTATGCTGGCACAGGTAATGGGTCTGGAAGTGGTGATGGCACTGGTGCTGATGATGGCAATGGCAATGGAAATAACGGCAGACAATCTGCTTGCGATCCTTCATTCTCAGTGGTTAAGTCAGGCACATTCTATGCAACAGGTTATACAGAAGATCTAGTAAACCTTGCACTAGACCAGACAACAGGTGCTCAGATTATCACACCTGCATTTAACTCTAACGTTTCTACTGAAGTTTTGGTGCCCGTAAACATCCGTGATGATGGTAAGGGTAATCTTATGCTTGTAACAAAAAGAGATGAAACTGAGTTGATCCTCAACCCAACTATCGGTAGCGTTGACTACGGCACAGGTCAAGTCTGTGTCGGACCTCTGGCAATTTCAGATACTCCAGATAGCACTGAAAGACTTCCTATTCAAGTCGTGCCCTACAGTGGATCTATTGATATTCCCCCTGGAGTTGACCCCACAATCTTTAATCCATCGGTTAATCCAATCGACTTTACAGTTAACTCTGTACCTATTCCCACCTTCGATCCAAACAACTTTAGTGGTTATAATTTTGGTCCTACAGGGGGTATAAATATCATTGATTATCCAATGGATAACTTCGAGTATCCAGTGCCAGACGGTTGTTTCTGAAGATAGATGCAAAACAAAAATATCAACGTATCTGATCGCGTCGAAGGTCAACTGCCCGAGTTTATCAGGCAGGAGGACCGTCAGTTTGTCAATTTTCTCTTTGAATACTACAAATCACAAGAGAAGACTGGCAGACCATATGACATCCTCAATAATCTTCTTCAGTATCTCGATTTAGACGAGTATAACACAAAACAACTGTCAAGTAGCACAAGTTTGCTGCAGGACGTTAATCTCACTCAATCTAGAATTGAGGTAGAGAGCATTGATGGATTCATGGAGAAAGATGGATCTATCATGGTTGATAATGAAGTCATGTACTACGAGGAGGTTACTCGTGGTCCTGATGCTATTATCACTCCTGGTGTTTCTATCGGTCAATTTGACAAAAAGAAACAGCAACTGGAAAATCCCTTCACACTGTTTGATGGTGTAACTAAGTCTTTTCCTCTGAAATTCCTTGGCACTCCTGTATCACCTCCAAGTGCTGAGCATCTTATTGTAATTACTTACAACTACTTCAATATCCCTGGCGTTGATTATTTTATCGAGGGGGATGAAATTCGTTTTGTTGAGGCACCCCGTCAAAGGACTGGTGTTGACAACTCCGACTTTACTCAAATCATTTATCTCGTTGGTTATGCCAACCAAGAGATCTTAACTCTGGATCAGATTCCTGGGGAAGACTTCCAAGGTGGTCATGTGTATCCAATGCGTCTCAACACGCAGTCATATCAACCCACATCAGATATTGGTCTGATTGTCCATAGAAATGGAAAACTCCTCAAACCATATGAGGATTATTCAGTATTCCAAGATTCTATTATCTTTGATGCACAACTGGGTGCAGCAGATGTTATTCATATTAGATCTGTTGAGTATATTGCACCTGCATATGGATCTGGTGCATCTGCAGTCTGTCAGGTCAATCCAAATGGCACAATCAATCGCCTGATCCCCAAAACTGGTGGTAGTGGTTATCGTCTAGATTTCAATCCCAAAGTTGTTATTACCTCCACTGCTGGTGGCGGTGCAACTGCTAAGTCATTGATTGGTGGTGTTAAGGATATTCGTCTGATCGACGGTGGTCAAGGTTATTCTTCATACAACCCACCAATTCCTGTCATCACTGAGCCTTCAAATGCCGAAGGTTCGTTTGCTGTGCTCTCTTTGACAGTTGATGATGAAACTGGGCAAGTTGATAGTATCACTATTGACAATTCAGGTAGTGGTTATGACTTCATTCCTGCAATTACATTTAGAAACCCTGATGGTGCTACTTGCACTCAACCTCAGATTGATTCTGAAGGTAGATTGGTTGCTAATAGCATTCAGGTAAGTAATTTTGGTCAAGGGTATTCAAATCCCCCAGAAGTTTATATCGATCCTGCTCCCGAAGGCGGCATTAACGCTGCTGCAGTAACAAGAATCAACCAAGATGGTCAGGTATATGAAGTCCTGATTACAAATAGAGGTAGAGGGTATACAACACCCCCTAGGACTAGAATTGTGCAGCCTGTGGGCGCACAGGTGCTTGATGTGACCGTTGCATCTGGGTCTGTCACCAATATTGAAATGCTTACTGGCGGTAAGGGTTATACCGACGCACCCTCAGTGTATATTGTAGATGATCGTAAAGATGCCTATGGCGTAGCGATCGGTGGTACAGGTGCAAAAGCGGTTGCTACGATCTTTAATGGTGAAATCACAGACATCAATGTTATTAACTTTGGTGAGGGGTATTCTGAAGAGTTTCCCCCTAAGGTTTACATTGCCCAACCCCGTGCTGCAAGAGCATCTGTAGACGTTGGTTTTGATGAAGTAACTGGTTACGATATCATTGAGCGTGGTAGAGGATATTCGCCTTCAGCATTCCTTGGTGTATCTAGAGGTGTATCTGGCACAGTTGCTTATGACCAACTTCATAACGAAATTTATGCTGGAGAATCGCAACTCAGACTTTCTACACACCCTGCAGGATCTGTAGTTACTAATCTCGATTCTCTTTTCCTCAAGGAAGTATTTGATAAGTTTAGAAGACAGTATCTTCCTACTATTGATGTTGACTTCAGTAAAGTCAACCCTGTGCAAGTCATCAAGACCATTAAAGACTTCTATATTTCTAAGGGCACCCAACAGGCAACACAATACCTCTTCAAGATTCTGTTTGGTGAAGATATTGATATCTTCTATCCCAAAGATGAGTTGATTAGCCCTTCCGCTGCGACTTGGGTAGTTGACACTGTGTTGCGTGCTGAGTTGATTGAAGGTGATCCCAATAACCTTATCGACTCCGAGTTAAATCAGTATGCTGACCCTGTTGACCAAAATATTAAGGCAGCATCTGCTCTGATCGAAAACGTCATCACAATTATTGAAGGCACCGATACTATTTACGAATTGGCAATTTCGGAGGAGACTCTGGAAGGCACCTTCAAGATTCCCTACAAAACAACTCTTGTTGAGCCTCTCACCACGACTGGTCAGATTATCACCGTTGACTCAACTATTGGTTGGCCTGCTAGAAATGGCACAATTCGCATCAATGATGAAGAAGTAGTCCAGTATAAGGAAAAATCACTTAACCAGTTTATTGAATGCACCAGAAGCAGAAATGGTGTAGTTGAAGATTGGGATCCTGGCACCGTAGTGCAGTCTGACATTTTTGTGTATGTCAATAGAGGTACCAGCACAGAATGTAAGTTGAGAGTCCTGGGTATCGCTGAAGCAGGGACTACTGTCCTCAATGATACTGGATCATACTATCTGCAAGGAGACAAACTAAAAGTTGCTAACCTCGGATCGACCGATGAGGATGAGAGACTGTCTTCATGGTTGTATAACGTTAAAAAACTGATTAAAGTCGATCGTGTTGAGCCAGGTGGTGTTAACAACCAAACTGCAACTGTATATTGCACAAACCCTCACGGTTTGCTGGTATCAGACCAAGTGACAATCTATGGTGCAAACCCCGTTGTATATAACGGCACCTTTACTGTTACTTCTCGTATTGATCCCCTTACATTCTCATATCAACTGAATACTCCAACGGAGATCATTCCTCAGGGTAATATTCTTCTGTCAGTTGACCTTAATAGAGGTAAGTCTAATCAAGAATCCATCAATAAGGTTGTAAGTGAGTTTACAACTAACATCCAGAATACATTCTTCAATGATGATTATGTGTATGTGGCAGCATCTGGTCTGCCCAACTACAGAATTGGTCCTTTCCTTGGATCAGCACTAATTCCTGGCAACCAGCGTAAATTGCTGCGATTCCCTAGAAGTGTCCAGACTATTTCGGAGCGTAAAAACGTTTCAGAAAACTCACCTATTGGTGCATGGATCAATGGTGTATCTATCTGGTCATATAAGTCTTCAGAGTATGTCCAATTTGGTCCTCTAACTGGCATTACAGTAACCAATCCAGGTATCAATTACGATGCTGGCAATAAACCCACTTTGGAGATCACAGGTGGGGGTGGTAGTGGTGCTGCTGGTGAAGTAGTAGTTAATGGTAGTTTGACCTCATTTACCGTTACTAACGGTGGCAGTGGTTATACAGAATCTCCTCTCGTATCTATTGTTGGTGGTGGTGGTGTTGGTGCTACTGCACAGGCAGTTATTACTGGCGGCAGAGTAACCAGAATCTTGGTTGATCAACAGGGTAGTGGGTATACATCACAACCCAGCGTTGCAATTACTGGTGGTGGTGGCACAGGTGCTACTGCCGTTGCTAACGTCCGTGGTCCTATCTCTGGCATCAATATCACTAATTATGGCACAGGTTATACTTCAGATCCTGAAGTCCGTGTTAATTCTGGTGAAGGTGCTCTTGCACAACCAATTGTAATCAATGGACGTATTGTGTCCATTGCTATTATTAACTCTGGTAGTGGATATACAACTCCCCCCAATGTAATCATCAATGGGGATGGTTTTGGTGCCCTTGCACAAGCGACTATTGGCACAACTGGCGAAGATAAAGGTCGTGTGCTGAGCATCCAGATCACCAATAGAGGTATCGGATATACTCAAGGCAATACCACAGTCAGACTCCAAGCAATTGGTGAAATGGCAACCTTTAGACCAGATGTGTTTAAGTGGAATAGAAATCTACAGTATGATCTGGTAGATCGTTTTGATTTTGCTAGAGGATATGTATTTACTGGTTATAATAACCAGTTTGGTGGTGAGTATGCTCACCTGAGCGATCCTAAAGAATTGCGTTATGTGGTTGGCGATAACGTCTTCCTGAATCCTGTTACTCAGCAATTCCAAGAGCTCGAGTCAAACTATAAGCACTCACCCATCATCGGTTGGGCATTTGATGGTAACCCCATCTATGGTCCTTATGGTTATATCGACCCAACTGATCAAAATAGTGGTATCAGAAGACTGCGTACTTCATACAAACTGAAGGAAAACGTTGTCTTTGATGAGGATACCAATCCTAATCCTGCTCGTATTGATGGTCCTCCTATTGCATCTTATCCTGCAGGATCATTTATCGATGATTACACATATGACTTCCAGTCTGGTGATCTGGATTCTTATAATGGTCGTTTCTGTAAGACTCCTGATTATCCCAACGGCACTTATGCATACTTTATCACCATCGATGCATCGGATGCTGGTATTGCAGAATTCCCATACATTGTCGGTCCTCAGTTTAACTCACTTCCCGATATTTGGAATTTCTCTCAGATTGCAACCCAGGAAAACATTCCTTCAGACGTTGTAAGATATAGAGACCCCTATGTTGACGTTGACATCGACATTGATCGTCAACCAAACCAAGATTCTGATGTCTTGACTACTGAGATTGAAGGATATCCTATTATCTTTGAAATTCAGGATAGCAATAATGATGGTCTGATCGATGCTCTTGAGCAGCAAGAAATCCTAGAGATGTCTGAAGAGTCAACTCTGCAGATCTATGATTACTTCCCTCAGGTATCTGAAGAATCTAGGGTTGATATCGAAGTTGAAACAACTACTCAGTTTGAAAATGCTCAGATTGATGGTTTTGTGATTGAAAACCCAGGCGAGTCATATCAGGTTAATGATACTGTCTTCTTTGATAATGAAGGCACTGGTGGTTTCGGTGCATCTGCAATCATTGAATCAGTTAAGGGTCAAAACATCCTTGGTTATAGTAAGGAGATGATCGGAGATCGTCCCTATGGCGTTATTACCACTGAAGTAGAGCACGAGCTGCGTCAGCAAGATGTTGTTATCGTTAATTCTCGTCCTATCACAGACAATACCAATAAAACTTATAAAGTAAAAGTTGTTTCTGGTATTGAAAGAATTAAAGTCGTTCAAGAAGGTATTGGTTATAATACTGACATTCCTCCCACCTTTG